ATACATAGTTATATCTACATCGCCAGTTCAAAAAGAAATGGTAGACTTAGTTGAGACTGCTGGCCAGGAGGCTGAGTTTGAAACTAAAACACCAAGTCAAAGAATGCGTAATGTAATCTATAGACTGTGGGAAAAGGAACAGCCTAGAGAAATGAATCCAGAAGGCGTATCAACTATAGTAGAGTTTGACTTATACTATAGACGTAAAATGAATAACATTATAGAACATTTAAAAAGTAAATTATCATGAAAAACTGGAACAGTATATCAAAAGAATGGCACGACATAATAAAGCCTGATACAAGAGAAAAGGCTATGCTTGCTAAATTTTTAAACTTTCAAGACTGGAGTATAAAACGTATAGCAGAAAATTTAAAACTAAGTGAATCAAGAATTAGAGAATATTTAAAAGATTAATTATGAAAACTAAAGAGCAAAAATTACCAAAATGGTTTGAAGGAGAATTGTACAGTGAGGGAGCTGAAGTAGCTAATCGCTTCACTGGCGAGTCTATATATTTAAACAACATAGAACTATCTATGTATGACTTTGTAATGGGCACAAGTACATTAATGGAAATGGGCATGTATGATGATGAGTCAATTGTCGACCTTAGAGAAGGTTTAGATTGGTTTAGAAGAAACAATGCTGAGGCATATATGGTATTATTAGATTAAGTATGAAATTAACAAAAGAACAACAGGTAGACATAACATTACTTATAGCTACCTTCAGGTGTTTTAACGAACAGCTATATGGTATCAAAGGTATACATCATAAGGTATTAAAGAAAAAGTTTAATACATTACTTAATGTGTCTAGAAGATACGAGACAGATGTCGTTAGAGAAATGAATAACAGCAAAGAGCTTGAAGAAGTTTATGATGTTATGATGGATATTATATTGAATGTTAAATTAGAAATTTTAAAAGATGAAACAAAGTAAGCACGCTGGAGATACGCAGTATCTTATCAAAAAAAACATGGAAGAAGTATTGAGACTTTTACTTAAAAAAAACAAACAATACGGAGACTCAGCAACCAAACCTGCTAACATATTTAGCAAGGCTAACGCAGTAAATAGTATATCAGCTAGAATAGATGATAAGCTGATGAGAATTAAGAATAAAGGTATTAATAAAAATACTTTGGATACTGTAGATGATTTAATAGGATATTTAGTACTTTTAAAAATAGCAATAAATGATGAAGAGAATGAAAAAAAGAACTAGTAATCTGTTATACAAAGCTCACATTTTAATAAATGAAGCAACAGGAATTGACGTTCCTAAGTATAAATTAGATGAAGCTAAAAGAGAAGCTAGGAAAATTTATAAACAAATTAAGGATTTAGATCCTAAAATTTATAACATATTAAAAGAAGATTTGTAATGTCAAAGTTTGTGTGTAGTAAATGTAAGTCTGAAAAAACTGTATCTACTTATACTATCAAAGTAATGGACGGTAAATCATATTATCCTGAAGCTACTTGTTGTGACACATATATGAACAAAATAAGAGAGCATGGAGGATGGGGAGCTATAAGACGTGGGCCAGACGGCACAGTCAAACGCAAACCAAGACCCTGGGAATAATGCCATATGTTAAAATTAAAATAGAAGTAGAATATTATATAAAGTCTAACGATCAGTTAGCGGAGGCTATAGAAAAAGGGGTGGAAGACCTTTATAACATATCACACGATTGGGTGATAGAAGGTGTTCCCCCTAATGTAGACTCAGAAGTAGATGAACATTTAAACGTAAAATTTTATTATAAAGAAGGAGAAGGATGGGTAGAGTAAATAGAAGCATAATTAAATATGTAGATGAAAACAATCCAAAAACTAGGTATATAGATTTACCTAAAGTAATTAAAGAAGATTATGCTTTTGAAATGATGTTTGGTTATAACTACCCAAGCACAGGATATAATACATCAACAGGAATAAAATCAAGACCATTTCATGGAACAATCAAAGACAGCTATTATAAAAGCGGCAATTAGATATGCTAATCAATTAAAAAAGAAATATGGCAACAAGGGTACAGAAACTAAAGAACCTAAAAAGGTACTACGAAAGACTGATAAAAAAGATTGATTCTTTATTATTAAAAGAATATAATAAAAGTCCTTATAAAAGATAATTACTTTTTAATCTTTTCGTAAGAGCGTCCTCCAAAGTATGCTCCAAAGGCAGTGATGGCTAATAGTTGCCATAGGTCAATCCAAGAATCTTTGATGTCCATATCTACGTAGCCAAAGTCTACTAATGTAAATATTGTAAGCACTAATAATAAAAATGCTAAAGATAAAGGCCTGATTGATCTAGTAAGCCAGTTACCATTCATATCAGCTTCCCAACGTTTAGTTACCTCTACCTGCATACTTTTTTCAAACTCATAGATAGCTTTATTTATTTCGTGCTTGACAAGTTCTTTTTCTTCTGCTGAGGTATGTATCTTATCAATAGCATTGCCTACGCTGTCTACTAAGTCTTTAGCGCCACTGTTAAATATTTTACCTAATATACTCATACTTTTACATTATAATTTAATTTAGCTTGTACGCCATTGTATGCGCTCCATACAAAAGCACTAGCTTTTTTAATATTACCTACATAACCTTTTTGATCGTGCCACTCATCTGTTGCAGACATAGAAGACAAATTACGCACTGTAAGTCCGTTAAGCTCTTCTACTGCTTGCATCTTATAAGCTTTGTTAGTGTGTAAATGACCTCTATGTACCTCAACATAACGAACGTCGCTCCAGATGTCTCTATATCGCTGAGACACTATGCCTGGTAAGTCGTTAAGTTTAGGGCCGTCACCGTGATCATTTACTATAAGACACTGTCCATATACGAAAGACTTCATCATAGAGTTACTGTTGTCTACCGTGACATTTTCGTTGTTTTCATAAAACATCTCTAAAGCGTCACCTATATGCATCATAGACTCTCTGTCGTGATTACCTGGTATCACACAAACATGTACGTCTGCATACTCTACTAACATTTGTATGCACTCTACTATCAACTTTCTTCCCGCCCTATATATTTCAATACCTTTGTCAGTATTGTATTGCGGAGTACCTTTTGTTGTGCTTACTATAGGCCAATCACCATCAGAGTTTAGAAAGTCGTTACCAACTATAAATAATATTTGATTGATATAGTATCCGCTAGCTCGCTTGATAAGATGTGTTAACGCGTCTATCATTCTTTGTCTAGCTATGTCTAAACTATAATCGTCACCGTCTATACCTATTTTACCAAGATGTAAGTCAAATGCATTGATTTCTAATAAATGCGGGTCGTCATCTTTATAGCTGTCTGGACGTATAATATATTTTGTAGTAGATGCAAAAAGAGGAGTCAAGTCTTCAACTAGCTCCTCTCTTATTTTTACTATGTTTTGTAATGGGTTTATTTTCTTTAACCATGCTTTCGTCCTATACATTGGTATTGTTATAGGTCTTTTAGCTTTATCAAAACCTGTTACCTCATAAGTACCTATGTCGTACTTTTCTACTTCCCAAACGTTTGTGTTTACATGACAAGCTTTGAGAAGGTCTTCCAGACTTTTGACTCTTTTACTGTCTTCACATGTAACAACAGCACCATCTTTGTTTTCTGTAAACGAGGTCTTTTCATTTTTATTTGTAGGTGTTAATTTGTTGCGAAGTCTACGAGCTACACCTCTAACAGCTTCATAATTAGATTCAAATAATTTAGCAGTTTGTGCGTAGTCGCTGTTTAATTTTTCAGGGTTTGCTAATAGATACTTCTTTATTTTTTCTATTATAGATTTATCATTAGAGTTCATTTTGTAAAAAGTTTCTCGTCATCATATCTAGGGCCATAACCGTGTTGTGAGTCTAGTGTGACTTTGTTCAATAACAATTTTACTCTTTTGTTGCGTTTATTTGCAAGTGCTGTAAATTTATTTACTAACATTTTATTGTTCATAACCTCCTTAACACTTTCTCCTTTTACAAATACGTCAGATAATTTATAGGTTCTTTTCCTTTTAGAATCTATAAAATACCATGTAGATAACCATATGGGTATCTTATTCTTCAAATAATAAATAACTAATTGTTGCGTTTGCTGTTACTCCTACAGCCACTATATGTGAACCAGAGCTATCTATAGGGGCAAAAAACCATTCTTGTGGTTTTAATGTTATAATACCCGTACCTCCAACAGATATTCTTACTGAACTACCTGTAGTTTCTTCGTTTTTAACATATAAAATTCCTCTAGCATCTGTAGTTACAACAGTTATATTATCACCACTTGTAGTAGCTACTAAATCACCTCTTTGTACTGTTTTTGATGAAGCTGTAGGAAATACATATGTATAATCTATATCAGCTAATACATTATTATTATTGTCTACTAAATCAATAGTAGCTTTAGCTGTTAATGTGTATGTATTAGCCATTTATAATAAAATATTTTATTGTTCTTTGATTAGTATTACCATTAGGTCGTACATTTAAATCTGATGCAGATCTTATAGTAGTATAAATAAACTCACCAGGATGTATTGTAGTAATGGGTGTAGTTCCATTTAAAACAATAACTCCATTATTATCTGTACTTTGATCTTCTATATACATATGATACCTTGGCCCTAATGTTTTAAGATTTAATTGTGTAGCAGAAGAACCACTAAATTCAAGTTGACCAAATTGCACAGCGTCTGGGCTTAAACTAGAAAAATCGACTGTATTACTAAAGTCAAATATTTTTTGTGATAAATTATCTGTCAATGTAAAATTTCCAGTAGCTGATAATGTATAACTTTTTGCCATGTTGCAAAGATATTAAATTATTTAATCAAAGTCTGTATACGTAATATAAACCTCTTCACCTTTATCCAAAGCTTTAGCAATAATAGGATAAATTCTTTTGTAAGCCAACGTAGACTGACCAACGAACCCTTCTTTGTATACCATGTTATTATGTTGGGTGTCCCCCACCAAGAGACAACCAGCGGTATGCTTGTCTGTGTTTCCACAGTGAATAAGGATATAGTCAAAATTAGGAACGTCAGTGATGTGAAGCATTCCTTTGTGTATATCTTGAAACCTTTTGCTGTACTTAGCGTGAAAACCACCTTCTGTGCGGTACTCAATCTTATAAGTACCAGCAGGTATACGAGTCTCACCACGAAGTTTAATGTCTCTGTGTTCATCTTCAAGAGTGTAACATAAAAATTTACGCCCTTCTTTCTCCAATACATATAAAGCTCCTGATGTAGATTCTACACTAGAACTAAACCTAACAACTTGTAGTTTCACTATTTTCTTTTCTTTGTAGTCTTTTTTTTCTTTGGTTTCATTTTACCATAAGACTTTTTCATACCGTATCCCATAACAATTTATTTAACGTTTTTTACCTTTATGTAAACCATGTTTAGCGTGTTGTTTACCACGTTTAGTAGCTTTTCTTTTTTTTGCATTAGCTGCAGCTAACTTTTTTCTACCTGCTTTTGTACTTTTTAATTTAGATATAGTTTTTGCGGGAGCATAGACTTCACCAGTTTTGCTAGACTTTTTACCAGAAGCAGTTCTCCACTTTTGTTTAGTCCATCGTTTTAAACTTTTTTGTCTTTTAGTCAATGCCATTATTTATACCCTCCTCCAGCTGCTTTATATTTTTTAGCAAGTAGTTGTGCTTTACGTGCTGACCACTGACCAGGCCTACCACCTTTACTACTAGCTTTAATTTTATTAAAAAGTCTTTTACGTAAAGTTGGCTTAGTGTAATTACCACTAGCATTTACTGTAGACTTTTTCTTTTTTGTTGTTCTTTTTTTTGCAGGCATAATATTAATTTAAAAAATTTAACCAATATGTATATCCTTTTAGAGTGTCTTTGAACTTATCAAACTTTGACTTATTAAGTTTACGTACACTTTCTTTCCATTTAGACGTATCAAATGGTTTTTCTTCGCATTTGCAATCAAGATTATCGCAAATTGGTTTACAACATTTATTGTTTTTTATTTTATCGTCACTCATATTTCTTGTGTAATCGTAATAATATTTAGACTTTTTATTAGACATTATATTATTGAGGTTAAAATATAATACAATAATACTGGACCTATAGTAGCTAAAACATCCCATTTATCAAACTTACCGTAATCTAAATAGTCATATACTTCTTTAGATACACCAACTGCTAACACCAATAAAAAAACATTAGTTGATGACATACCCATCTCTGTAAATATTAATGCAAATATAATTCCTGCTAAAGCATGTTTATACTTGTCTTTACCTATATTTTTAAATTTATTTACCATTTTACTTTATTTGCCCAATAAGCAGCAGACATCTTGCCTTTTTTAATATTCTTTGCGTGTCTTGCTTTGAATGATTTAGCACGTTTAGTCATAGTTCTGTCACCAGTTTTACCTTGTTGACCAAATCTAATTGTTTTAACTTTGCCACCTTCTTTAGCTACGACTATGTGTGATTTTGTTTTGTGCTTAGGAGTACGTTTTGGTTTATTAAAACCAGAAACACCAGCTCTTGCAAGTCTAGGATCTTTTTTACTTTTTCTTTTTACGGGCATTTTTTTTCTTTTTTAAAGCTTTAAAGTCTGAACCTGTAATTTTATTGTAAGGCTTAGACGCTCTAGCTATAGATTTTTGTTTTTTACTTAATTTCTTTTTCATCATTTAATTGTATAAACTATATCAAAACTATTATTACTACCTGCTAACACTTCTATTTTAGTAGTATCATATATAATTGCATTGTCAATATTAAAAGATACATTAGCTGGTATAGCAACATCTTTTATAAAATATGTACCATCTACTAACATACTAAACGTTTGCTCTGTAGACGTGGTGTTAGCAACTGTCATTACTGTCAACTCATTGCCATCTTGCAGACTTGTACTTTCTGTACCTAAATTTTTTATTACATATGATTTAGACATATTACAAAGATAATAAAATTAAGGTGTAGTTGGATATTCAGCGCTAGTTCCACCTAAGTAGGTTGACCAGTCATATTCTATTACTGCTGTTACCCAAAAAAATCTATTAGCGTTTTGCAAATCAACAGATTGCTGTATTGATAGTGCCATTTTATCTGTAGACTCAAAATGTTTTGCATTATCAAAAGCAAAATGAAATACATGGTGGTCGTCATCTGCTGAAGCTGATATAGTTTCAGTTTCTTCTATAGTCCAAGCGTTAGTATATGATTGTCCACAAGGCGATGTTTCAATACCAACTGTTATATCACTTGCTGCTCCGTGCATCTGAGCGTAGTGTACCGTTACAGATACAACTCTACCGTCTGCTGGCATAACCATACAAGCTTCTTCTTGATAATTAGCTGTTTGCTCATTAGCGGTTACAAACGGCATAAAGTGTTTATCTGTGCCTAAATCATCTACAAAGTTCATTGGAAATACTTGTATTTGTTTTTGTACACTACCTTCAATATCTAAATTACCGCTTAACTTTATATTACCATCAACCTCTAGCTTTTCAGATGGACTATCAGTTCCAATACCAACGTTGCCGCTGTCAAGTATAGTTAGCTTTTTAGAGCCAGATGTAAAAAAATCAAACCTTGTATTGGAGTCGCTAGAGTCATATCCTACTATTTTTGTTTCATCACTTGTATCGCCAAAATGTATAACACCAGCATCAGCATTTGTAGCTACTTTTAAATCTCCTACAATATGTAGTTTTTCAGATGGATCAGTAGTACCAACACCTACATTACCACTTTCATCAACAGTAAATTTAATAAACTCGTTAGAACCATCTGCATCTCTAAACCCTAAATGTATATCCTTAGTGTCAGAAGTATCTGAATCTACAGTAAGCTTTAAAACATGATTGCCCGTGGTTTCATCTTGTCTGTGATATATTCTAGCTGTCCTATCTTCAACGTCAAAGTTTATGCTTTCTTCTGCTTGTCTACCAAGAGATAATCTTGGATTTGCTGTAGCATCAAGTTTATATATTTGTACTTTTTCACTAAATTTGTTCGCCACAGCACTACCATCTAAAGTTAAGTAAGCAGTTTGCCCGCCAGAACCATCATCGGACATTAGTATAATGTCTTTGTCGTCTGCCCGTTGCTGTATTTCTAAATTACCTTCAAAATTTTGTATTAAAGAATCTGTACCATCATGCGTTAATCTTAAATCTAAACCTGAGCCTATGTTTATAGCTGTGCTATCAACTATTTTTATAGGTTTATTAAAATTAACTCTATTAGTACTGCCATCAATAGCTAAATAAGTTGTAACACCTCCTGAACCATCGTCGGATTGGAATAATATATCGCTGTCATCAGCAAAATTTCTTATACTTAAATTTCCAGTATAATTATCTATATAAGAACCAGTGCCTGTGTGTGTAAATCTTAAATCATTATTATCCTCAATTTTTATGTTGCCGCTAACTTGTAGTTTGTCACCAGGACTAGTAGTTCCAATACCTACATTACCAGTAGATAATATAGTAAGCTTAGAGTCTGTTAAGTCTACGTTGTTTGTATTGTCTTCGTTATTTAATAAAAAATGAAATCTTCCTTCATTGTAGCTTCCAGTTCTCTCCCAAACTAAACCACCTTTTTTATAAGCGTTTGTAGTGTTGTTATCTACTTTAAAATAAACTCCTGTATAGTCACCACTTGAGCCAGTAGCTAAGTCTAACAATAACCCATCTTGGTTTCCAGAGCTAGTAATATGAGCTTTGTTATGTGGACTACTAGTTCCAATACCAACGCGTTGGTTAGCGTGGTCAATGTATAGTGGTGCTGGTACATCATTAGTTCTACCAGTTGCTACAACTTCTAACTGTCCATTGTTAGCGTTAGACCTTGATACTGTAGCTACGTTTTGTATTAAGTTTGTGCCTGTAGGTTTTACGTTAGTTAGTCCACCGCCTGAAGCTACGTATAACGTGTCTCCAACACTATAATCACTAGTATCTATGTCTTGTAAGTTACCTATTGATATGGCGTGACCTGTAGAGTTTTGTGTGTAATCAGCATCTGCTAATCCAAAAGCAGGCATGTGGCTAGCACTAGATGCGTCTGCCTTAGCAACTATCACAGGGCCTACCGAACCGTGATAACCACTAATATAAACAGGGTCTCCTTTTGATACAGCTTCTTCAAACCTTACTGGTAGACTTACATACTCTGAGCCTCCGCCTGTAGCTAGACCAGTGTTGATATGTACTTTACCTTGAGCGTCTACTACTAAAGCAGACGTGCCGCTTGAAGCGTCAAGGTCTTCTAAGTATACATCATTTCTAAACCTTGATACAAAGTTCCATATGTGTTGTCCTATCCATTTCATTATTTACCTTGACCTCTATACTTAGATTTATATCCAGACTTATTTTTACTGGCATTTTTAGAATGCACACCTGGTCTTTTAGTTTTAGACTTGTATTTAAACGTTGACGCTATTTTTCTCATTACATAAAAAATATTTTGACTATACTACCTATTACAGCAACTACTAAGGCTTTTACCACATAGTCTATTGTTCTTCTCCATCTTTTCATAGCATATATTTCAGACACAAGTTCTTCCATGTCTTTTCTAAACGCTGTATTTTTATTAACTCTAGCAACAAAACCATCGTCAGGATTTAATAGTTGTGAAGTTAAATTGTCTAACTTCTTATCCATGTCATCAATCTTCTTTTCTAAAGTATCCATTCTCTGTTGCATTAATGCTATTTCTTGTGCTGCGGTTGCCATTATATTCTTGATAATAAATAATCTTCTACATTTTCTAAATCATAGTCTGTTAAACTGTTTGCAAATATTGCTATTTCATATACTATAGAGTCTAGACCTACTCCAGATAATGTACCACTACCTACCTGGTTAAATCTCAAAGAGTCTAAAATATCAGTTTGTATTCCTTCTATAATTTCTCCGTTTATTCTAATTAAAGACAATCCATCTGAGTATCTTATAAAAGACATAACAAAGTCCCCAAAAGGATATTGTATGTCCATGTTGTTTCCATCATAGTTTGTTCCTTCTAATTTATAACCTACCCTTGTAGGACTACCGCCTCTATATAATTTTATTAAGTCATTAAGTTTTCTACCTAACAATCCTTCGTTAGTTAAATTTACAGACTCGTTTAAGTTTAATGTTACTACAATAGTAAACTCAGAAAAATCTTTTTGTGTTGCACTCACTAATTCACTTGTGCCAGTAAACGTATAATTATCAGCGCCATTAGTAAATACATTAGGCATATTGTTTACATTAGTTTGCACTAAATCATAAGCGCTATTTAATTCTGGGTGGTTAGGCCACTCCTGTACAAATGCCTGTCTAAATAATACAGCAGCTCCTCTTTCATACCACATTAATAAATCTGGTATTGTAAGCATGTCAAGTTCATGAATCATGTAAGGCTTGGCTATATTTAAACCAAGGCCTAGCATGGAACTCTTTTATAAAGAATTGCTTTTTCACCTGAAGGCAGACTTATATCAGACACGTCTATATATAATATCATACCCTGCGCATATGTTGTTGTATATTGTACTCCTGGTTCGTAATGTGTTTTTAATGTAGTAGGCGTAGATTTTGTAATAAACTGTACAGCCATATATGTTCCCGCTGGAATATTAGTTATGGACGCACCAGATACAAGTTTAGTGCCTTGTCTAGCAAAAGATTGATTAAAATGATCATTAATATTTGCCATAGTTTATTTTTCTTCTACATAAGATATATCTCCTGTATTTATATCTACATTCATTTTGCCATACTTTTCTTCTAGTTTGGCTTGCACATCATTCATTTTATCTATTACTGATGCATGCTCATGTAATAAATAATGCTTTTGTGTTTCTATGTTTCCTAGTTCTAATTTAATTTTGTTAGACGTAGAAATTACTTCTTGTAATTCTTTTAACTCTTCTTCTGTTAATTTTGTTTCCTTACTCATAATATTTAAAATTTATAATCTACATAATTTAGACCCATAAACGAATGCACACCATTGCCTTCTAAGTCTATTCTAAAGTCTGACCAGCCAATAGGCTCTACATAAGATAAAACCTCTGCTTCTGCATCAACAGGCTCTAAGCCTTTCCATAACACATCTACGTGGTATTTATCAGATAGTACAGGTGCTTTTGTTTGCTCACCACTTTCGTTGTACTCGCCTTGCTCTAAAACAATATAACCAAGTCTAACTACACAATGATTGTGCGAAGGCACTACATCACCTAATTCTGTTGTTGTTGTTCCTAAAGCAGCTATCATATCATCTGCTTGTACTGAACTATTAAATTCGTATTTTCCTATTTTATTCATTTTATAAACTTGTTAGTGTTACTAATTCACTATCGCTTAATGCTTCTTTATATACTCTTATGGCTTTGCATTTACCATGGAAAGGGTTAGTTCCACCCCAATCAAAAGATAAATTGTTAAGTCCACTAGGCATAGTTCCACTTGTATCAGTTGCTACTTCAACCCCATTTATATACATTTTGCAGTCATCAGTTTTATAACTAAAAGCTACTTTCATAAATTCTGTAGGATTTGAAATTGTAACTGTTGGAGAAACAACAGCAGTCCCTCCATTTCTTACAACAAATTGAAATTGATTTGCTGTGGTTTTGTATCTTATTTCTACTGCATTATTGGTAGAACCATCGTCTAAATTTATTTCTCTCCAAGTTCCACTATTTGCCAAAGCAGCTATCTCTGCATATAACACTCCTTCAGAACTAAAGTCAGCAGCTTCACCCGCGTCTGTGCAAGTTTCTGCATCTCTAGTTACTGTTGAGCCATTAGTAGGTATGTAAGAAGTTGGGTAGGATAAGGCTTCTAGTTGTGCGCCCCATACATCATAAGAAGTTGCCGTTAAACCTGAGTGGTCATCTATTACTAAGTAAGAGATAGATACAGATGTTGAATTAAAAGTTCCTGA